CCGCCGCGCATGGGACGGGTCGGTGCTCGCCGCGCATACCGGGTCGGTGGTCTTCACGTTGACCGGTGTGCAGCTCGACCGCGCGCAGCTCGGCACGACCCTTGCCGCGCATCTCAGCGCCGCGACGATCTACAAGTGGCGCGTTCCCGGCCCGGTCCGGCAACTCGCCATCGCCGAAGCCGTCAACTCGTTGGAGCAGGAGGCCTCCGCGTATGCGCGGGTAGTCGGTTCCGGTGACGCGGCGCGGAACGCTTCCGGCGCTGGTCTCGCGGATCTACGCGACCGCGTCTATGCCAGCCATGGCCGCAAGGCCCGGAACAGGGCCGTCTGATGCCCGAGACGATCAGCATCACCAAGCACGGCCCGCTGTTCGATGGCCGCGCGCGGGCCGCGCTCACCGCCTACGTCCGCGCCGCGGAAGAAGTCGTCGCCGACGAAGGCGTCAACGTCGTGCAGGCGCGGCTCGGGTCGGTGCTCCGCAATCCGACCGGGTTCTACGAGTCCACCATCGTCACCGACCGCGCCAGCGTCGGCGAAGTCATCCACGACGGCACCGCGTACGGGCCGTGGCTCGAAGGCGTCTCCTCGCGGAACCAGTCGAGCCGGTTCAAGGGTTACCACACGTTCCGGCTGGTCACGCAGCAACTCGACCGGGCCGCCGGTGGGATCGCTCAGCGGATCCTCGGCCCGTTCCTCGCGCGGATGAACTGATGGCGCTCAAGGAACTCATCGGCAAGGCCGTCGACCACGCACTGACCCTCGGCGTGTTCGAAACCGTCAACGGCCACGAGCCGAAGTCCGCGCCCGGCAGCGGCCTCACCGCGGCGATCTGGTCGCAGGAAGTCATCTCCGTCCAGTCCAGCGGCCTCGCATCGACATCGGTCCGGGTCGAACTGAATACGCGGATCTACAGGAACATGCTGGCCGAGGCGCAGGACGCAATCGACCCGGCGATGCTCGACGCCGTCGACCTGTTATGTGCGGCCTACTCAGCGGGCTTCACCCTCGGCGGCGCAGTCCGGAAGGTCGATCTGCTCGGCTCCGACGGGGTGGCGCTGTCGGCGAAGGCCGGCTACGTCACGCAGGACGGCCGCATCTACCGCGTGATGACGATCACGCTGCCGCTGATCGTGAACGACCTCTGGACACAAAGTGCCTAGGGGGGTGACTTGGTGTGGATCGCCGCCGATCCGGTAGCCGGCGTCTCGGGGGGCTGGTGGTTCCTCGCCTCATTGATGACCGCCGCGTCCGCGGTGTCGATCAGCTTCATTCAGAACCGCCGCGCCCGCCCGTCGAAACAAGCACAGCGGAAGCATCTACGGTCAGCCGCAGACGAGGCCGTCCGGGAGTATCGGGAACTGTACGTCGACGAGCTCCGCGCCGAAGTGAAACGCCTCCAGAACAGGGTCAGCCACGCGGAGGACCGCGCCGAGATCTACCGGCAACGGCTCGACGACTACATACGGGACCACCGCGATGACTGAGCCGATCCTCCCGGAGTCATTGGCACCAGAGCGACTGGACAAGATCGCGGACGGGCACCTCGCCCCAACCGCGCCGTGGTGGCGGCAGACCGTGTTCCTGGTGCTGCTCCTGCTCGGCGGGATTGTGACGTTCCTCCTCGCGGCGGGGATCCTGAGCGTCCAGCACACCGCGAACCGGGACTGCGTCACAGGTGACCATCGTGGTCCTTGTAAGGCCGCGGCGGCATTGCAGCAGCAGGTCAAGTCTCTGGGAGCTACCCCGGTGACGTCGGTGCCGCCGCCAGCGCCGACGCCAATCCGCGGAGCGCAGGGCATCCAAGGTGTCCCCGGCGTGCAAGGCGCCCAAGGTGCGCCAGGCGCGACCGGCCCGCGAGGCTCACGCGGGCCCCGAGGCTCGACCGGTGCGCGTGGCCCGGTCGGTGAGAACGGCGGCGCGGGACCGATTGGCCCGCAAGGCGAGACCGGGCCGCCAGGCACAGACGGAGCGTCCGGTTCGCCTGGCCCCAGCGGACCGGCCGGCGACACGGGGCCGACAGGACCACCCGGACCGATCGGCCCAGCAGGCCCGGACCAATGCAAGGACGCAGGTGGCATATGGACAACGGTCACGCCACACCCGGACGGCACGCCATGGCTGGTGTGCGTCCTACCCGAACCGACACCGACCGCATGAGAGGCAGCGATGGCTAAGCAATCAGGACTCGGCGACAACCTCTATGTAGCCGGCTTCGACCTGTCCGGCGACATCGGCGCGCTCGACACGATCAGTGGTCCGACAGCGGTCCTCGACGTGACCAGCATCGACAAGTCAGCGATGCAGCGCATCGGCGGGATCCGCGACGGCACGATCGAATACACCGCGTTCTTCGACCAGCAGAGCGGGCAGGCACACCCGACGCTCAAGAGCCTGCCGACGACGGACCGGCTGCTCACTTACTGCCGCGGGACGGCGCTCGGTTCGCCAGCGGCGTGCCTGAATGCGAAACAGGTCAATTACGACCCGAGCCGCGGCACGGATGGGTCGCTGACGTTCAAGGTCAGCAACCAGGGCAGTCTCTACGGCCTCGAATGGGGCACGCAGCTCACCGCCGGGAAACGCACCGACGCGACGGCCACGTCGCCCGGGACCGGAGTCGACTTCACGACCGTCAGCACCGCGTTTGGGTGGCAGGCCTATCTGCAAGTGTTCACCGTGACGGGCACGTCTGTGACGGTCACATTGCAGGACTCAGCCGATAACTCGAACTTCACGAACCTGACCGGTGCCGCGTTCGCTGCCGCCACCCCTGGCGGGTCGCCGCAGACGCAGCGCCTCGAAGGCGGCCGGACCGCGACCGTTCGCCGCTATCTCCGGGCGATCACTACGGGCACCTTCTCGAACGCGGTCTTCTCGGTCGTGTTCGTACGCAATGACACTGCGGTGGCGTTCTAGTGGCCCCGATGGTTATTGGCCCGCAGGGTGAGTTACGGGTCAACTCGCAGCTGCCCGTCGAGGCGATGCGCACCTACGCGATCCGCGCGCCGAAGGCGACGCATACGCGGCCGGGCTCATGCGCCGAAGCCGACTGCCCGAACCTGCAACACGGCTGGCGGTCCGTCATCGACGAGTCCACCGACCTCGGCGCCGCGCAGGCGGTCTACATCCGCCGAGAGTCCGGGCGGAAGTTCACCGAGGAACGCGACCCGGCCGGGTTGACCGTGTTCACGTTCGAGCCGTGGCAACGCTGCTTCGCGCAGCACATCGTGTCACTCGAACGCGAGCCGTTCTACGTCGTCCGAGGCGGCGACTGGCGCGGCAATCCCCGCAACGAGGTCCGCCGCCACGCCAACGGCGATGACTGGGTCGAAGACTTCGCCGAACACCAAAACGCGCTGGCCGACCGGCTCAGCCAGGGATAGGAGACAGCAATGGCAGCGATCAAGGAATCCGGGCTGGGCTGGACGACGCTCAGCGTTGACGACTCGGGCGGCTCTGTGCAGGCGATCAAGAACGACGTCACCGAGCTCGACTTCGCGACCCCGCGCGGCGTTCAGGACGTGACCGGCGTCGACAAGTCAGCGATCGAGCGGCTACTGCTCCTCGCCGACTTTTCGATCTCGCTCAAGGGCGTGTTCGACGATCAGGCCGGGCAGGCGCATGCCGTGTTCAAGACGGTCCCGTCGACGTCAGTCGCGCGCACGACCACGCTCGTCGTGTCCGGTAATACGCTCGCCCCCGAGGTCCTCTTCACCGATTACAAGCTGACCCGGTCGAGCAGCGGCGAGCTGACCTGGGAGGCGCCGGGTGTGCTCGCCGACGGCACCGTCCCGACCTGGAGCCCGTGACCTATGGGTTACGACCGCAAGGCGCGCGCGAAAGTCTTCCTTCTCAAGTTCGAGGACGAGGACATGGCCGGGCTCGAGGTCCGCGTCCGGACAACGTCCATGGCCGGCATGACAGCCATGGCCAAACTCGCCGGCCGCCGAGAGATCACGGCAGAGGACATCGACCAACTCGACCCGCTGTTCGAGCTGTTCATCGACTGCCTTGAGACGTGGAACCTCGAAGACGCCGGGCGGCCGGTCGCGACGACGAAGGCGGCGCTGCTCGAACAAGATCTCGACTTCACGCTCTCGGTAATCGCCGCGTGGATCGAGGCAGCCGCTGGCGTGTCCGCCCCTTTAGACGAGAAATCGAACGCTGGCGGGCTGTCCCTGGCGGGGTCGATTCCGATGGAAACCTTGTCGGCAAGCCAGGCGAGCTAGCGGAGGCCGAGATGCTCCTAGGTCTGCTCGAGCGGTTTCCGGGCTACACGCTCAGCAGCCTGCTCGATGAGGACATCGAGCTGGCCCGGCTGATCGCGATCGAACAGATGGGAGGTAGCCGCGATGGCGAATGAAGTGCAGATCGTCGTCAAAGGGAAGGACGAGTCGAAGGCTGCCTACGCGTCGGCGACGAAGGGCACGGAGAAGTTCGGGAAGGCCACCGACGGCGCGAAGAAAGGCCTCGGCCTATTCAAACTTGCCGCTGGCGGGCTCGCCGCGGCCGGGATCGGGAACTTCCTTAAAAGCTCTACGCAGGGCTGGCAGGACCACCAGAAAGTGCTCGCGCAGACGAACGCGGTCATCAAGTCGACCGGCGGCGCCGCAGGTGTCACCACTCAGCAGATCGACGACCTGTCGAACAGCATCGAGAGCCAGACCGGCATCGACAACGACAACGTCGAAGCCGGCGCGAACATGCTGCTCACCTTCACCAACATCAAGAACGGTGTCGGCGCCGGTAACGATGTGTTCAATCAGTCGACCAAGGTTCTCGCGGATCTGTCGGCCGCGATGGGCACGGACATGAAGACCAGCGCGATTCAACTCGGGAAGGCGCTGAACGACCCGGTCAAGGGGGTCGGGGCGTTGTCACGAGTCGGCGTGACATTCACCCAGCAGCAGAAAGACCAGATCAAGACGCTCGTCGACTCCGGCAACGTGATGGGCGCGCAGAAAATCATCCTCGGCGAGCTCACCAAGGAGTTCGGCGGGTCGGCGGCGTCGCAGCAGACCGCCTCGAGCAAGATGCAGACGGCGTGGCATAACGTGCAGGATCAGGTCGGTGCGATTCTGCTGCCGCTGCTCGACAAGCTGGCGGGGTGGGCTGCTAAGACGTTCCTCCCGGCGGTGTCGGCGGCGATCGCGTGGCTGGAGGGGAACTGGCCGAAGATCGCTGCGGTGATCTCCGCGGTCTGGAACGGGGCGATCCTGCCGGTATGGACAGCGACGGTCAACTTCGTCAAAGAGAAGTTGATCCCGGGCGTGAAGGCTGTCATCGACTGGGTCCGGGAGCATTGGCCGCAGATACAGAGCACCATGGCCGCAGCGTGGGCTGCTATTAAGCCGGTAATCGCCGCGTTCGTGGACATGCTGAAAAATCTCTGGCACGGCGTGATTCAACCCATCGTGAGATGGGTCAAAGATAACTGGCCGACAATCGCGGCGGTCATCAAGGCTGTGGGCATTTTGGTTAAGGGCGCCCTCGGCATAATGCTGATCGTGATTACGAACAGCTTTAAAGGAATCAGCCAGGCCATCAAGATCGTCAATGCGGTGTGGCGAACGTTCGGGGCGCCGCTGCAAACGGCATGGAACCGCGTGATCGGTCCGCTCATCAGGACGATCCTTAATGCGATCCAAAGCGTCCAGAACGCGCTGGACAATCTAGTGAACAAGAAGGTCGCGGGTAAGGGCAGCTGGGCGCCGGGGCTGATCCTACCGGGAGCAGGTTCAGGTGACGCGGTCCATCCCGGGCATAAGGCGGCCGGTGGCGTTGCCGGTGGCCGCACCTGGATGAACGAACGCGGTGGCGAGCTCGTCCATCTGCCGCAGGGTTCGATGGTTTATCCGGCCGGGCAGACACCCGGCGGCGGTGGGGTGGCGCAGCCGGTTGTCATTCAGTTCGTCGGCGGGAGCGGTTCGAGCCTGGACGCGCTGATCCTCGAATGGATCCGCCGTAATGTCCGGATCAAGGGCGGCGGCGACGTCCAGG